GGGCGAACACTTGTTCCAACGTATTTTTGCTATCTTTATCACTCCATGTAATCGGTTTAAAAAGTTCGCAACTCACGTCAGTCCTTTTTGCGTTTGTATCTCGCAGACTTGAGCATCCGTTCATACTGCAACCTACGCAAAGAATCACGAGCACGAAGACCTTTTGACACCTTCTTAAGGTTAGCAATCTCAATCTCCGCATGAACTGAGTCAGCAATCCTGTCATTCTCTTGCTTCCTCCAAAACCATTTTAGAAATGTGCCACCTATGGAGTTGAGTAGGGTTCCTATAATTCCCCACATTACACATCGTCAGCATTTTTGGCTTTATTCACATTTAGGCCAAGTACGTTTATGATACTTGATATCATGTTCAGAAAATCGTTATCAGATTTGCTGGGAGTTAAAGACGCTATTACACTTGCCCCGCTGATTAGGAGAGTGATTGCGTGTACGATTTCGGGTAGTTTTGAAATCCAGTCCATAATTACCATTGTGTTACTCCTTATGAATAGGCTCTATCGAGCCAACCCTTTAGGAAGGGTTTTAGTTCTGGTCTACCTGCCACCAGCGATCTATAAAAACCAGCAGCTTCGGACCTGAATGGAAATATTATTTTGTGTCCGTTACTTAATAACAATCTTTTTGTGTGTTCCCCTATAATTCCATCTACATCTAGTTCTTCACCACAGGCTAGTAATGCTCGTTGTAAACATTTATGTGCATTTCTAGGACCAATATTTACAGCGAGGATAAATACCCTGATAGCTATTTCACTGTAGTTTCCCTCTGCCATAGTAGCCATCTTGTCGTACTTGTATTTCTCCCACCAATCTGTTCGATATATCTCTTTCGCTTGTTTCTTAGTGAGAGCTTTTATATTTATGTGTGGATAGGAACGCTTAGAAATACCGTACTTAGTCTCTCCTCCTGAGTCTAGTTCGTCCAGTACATAACCTCCCTCGAATATCATTAACCTTTTAAAAGCCGAATCGAATTTTGAATTCTTCTCCATTCCCATCTTTCTTAAGCAAGGGCAGAATTTTTTCTCGTATACATTTCTGATTAACTCGAATAACGATCTCATCTGAAAACCTTATACCTGTACCCATAGTGTTGTAGCCTATTGCATAAGCTTCACAAACTATAGGCATAAAACAATTAGACATATTTTTAGGCATAACAAATCGAATTACTTCTTGTTTTTCCTTGGTCGGAGTAGCACCAAGCATAAAGAACATACTTAGTGCTAGAATTGCAGTCTTGTATATCATAAAACCCTCTCTGTAGGGTTGTCAATGTTTAATTTATCACTTTATCTATAAATAATGGCAATTTTTTTCTTTCAGATTTTGTAAGAGATTTTCTGTATTTTCTCCAATATTGGTCTAGTGTTAACAATGTTGGACGTACCAACGAAGGAATTTTTGATGCAATAACATCTGGTTTTTCAGAATAAGGTACATCTTTTCCTAAGTAACTTCCTATTACACCACCAGCACCAGCATATTTAGGAATATCCATCATATGATCTCTAACAGCCCAAGCTATAAATTTCCTTCCTCGTTCAGTTTTTACAAATTTAAGCAAATATTCTGGTCCTCTTGCACCAAGCATCGCACCAACTGCACCACCGACTGGACCAGCAATTGTACTACCCAAAATAACACCAACAACTGGTCTTAATAATCTTTCCATCAAGTTGGCCATCTTAGACCTGATTTGCAAACCTCCCCCCCCTTCGTAAGGGGCAAACGCAATAATTTCGTCTACGAGAGAGTTCCAAACTTTTAAATTTCCTGAAGATCGCATACCTTCCACAAAGTTTGCACTGTAGTCTGGATGTCCTTTAGTAGTCAATCCCCTAATTTTATTCACAATTTTAATGGGATCGTCTACCTGTGGGTCGAGTTCTCCTTGCACATATTTTCTGCGTCTCTCTATAATTTGATTAAATTCATCCATAGCATATTCTTGTTTTCTTAATTTCTGGGCTTCTTTAAAGGTTCCTATTGCTTTTGGTGCATCTCCCTTTACAGGATGATAAAAAGAATCTTTTCCCTCTATATTTTTTATTACATAATCAGTATCTTCTACTAAATCGTTTACACTACTATATCTCAATGAAACTTTAGAGGGGTCTAAATTATCAACTACCGATCCATCTGCCATTCTATAAAATCTATCCCCTTCTTCTGTGCGTATAATGTCTGAAACACCAGCTTTTCTTGCTACTTTACTTATCAATATATCATCTAAATCGTTATGTAAAAGATGAAATATACCTTTAGAAGCACCAAGAAGTTTTGCTTGGTTACTGCTTCCAATTAAACCTCCTAACATTTGAATATTGCTGGTTAAATCATAAATATTTATTGGTTGAGGTTCTGTTACTGTTGATGGAGTCCACACTGTTCCTGTTCTCGAAACTTGTTTCTTAGTTCCAGATCGAACAATTTCTCCCACAGCTTTTTCTTTTGGAACGATTGTGTTATATATCTGAAGTGCCAAACTTTGAATAGTTTTTAGTTCTGGTATTCCTGTATCAGCAGCTTCGGAAAAAGGAGTTTTCACTCCTCCCTTTATTTTATCTCCTAGAATCCATTCTAATTTTCCTCTAGTGGAAGCAAATGTATTTTCGGTTGGAATTATTTTTGATCCACTTCTTTCCAGAGACTTATATAATTTAGCAGATGGTCTTTTTCCAAAAGGTAGCCCTTCAAATATTTCTTGTATTTTTTGCCCTACTTTCCAATCTTGGAGAGCTTGTTTTGCTTTTGCACCCAGAGCACCCTGCATTATGAATTTTCTACCTTTTCCTAAAGCACCTAAAGCAAGGGGAGTTGCTACTTCAAAAGTAGCAGCCAACGCTTTCTGCATAGTATTTTTCTCTTGCCATCCAACCTCCTGAAATGCGTGTAAAGTTGATCCTGTTCCCAACGCAGCACCAACAAGTTGCCTTGTTCTTCCTAATAATTTTCCAATTCCTTTTCCTTTACTACCTATACCTAGAGCCCTTCCTCCGTACTTTGCTCCTTGATATTCAATAACACCATCCATCAAAAGTTTAGACCAAGGATATTTTCTTTCCAATCTTTGAGCATAATTTATCAAAGTTTCTCCACTTTGGGGAACAAGGTCTGATGGATCGTAAGATAAATTTGGCAGAGGTTGCGAAGGGCCCCTTTGAGAGGATGCAGTAGTCATATTTTCAACAAAATTTTTAAACGTATTACCTATTAATTTTGCAAATGGAACATCTTTAGAATCTTCTAAGGCTCTGGAAACAGCATCGTGAGCAGCAGGTGCAGCGTAAGCCAAAGCCATAACTTTAGACAAAGGATTATAGGCTATATCTGAATCATAGGGAAGTTTTTCCTTCACACCTTTAAATGCTTTTCCTGCTGCTAGAGTTGCTATGTCAAATGTTTCTTTCCAAGAAGATTTGTGACCAAACTTTTTTCCGTAAACGTCAGGTATTGATATTCTTTCTCTGCCAATGGCATGTTTGTCTCTAATTCTCGCTACCTGATCTTTGAAAGGTAATGCAGACATGGGAAGTTTATATTGTTGTGTAAGTGCTTCCTGTTCCGTAGGTTCTTCCAATGGAGCAAATTTACTTCCCATAGTTGGAAAGGTTTGTGCATCTAAATATTCTTTAGGAATTTTATCTCCATATTCTGTTTCATACTCTCTTATTTTTTGTCTAGCCATTTCTTCTGCTTTTTGTGAAATTACTTTTTCACTTGTTCCTTTTGGAACACTGAGAGTGATAGGAATAGTATCTCCACCAGTTACAGAGTTTTCTTCAGTTTTAAACTCAACTACATAATTTTCTCTATCAGGAGAATTTTCAATCATTATTCTTCTCCTTTCACTTTGTAAGGAACTGGTATATCAAGATATTTTCGACGACTTCTTCGGCCACGTCCTGCATGTGGTGTTTTATTAGTAGGAACACCTACTGGGTCTTGGTCTTGTTTTTTCTTTGTTAATTTTTTTATCTTTGTTATTGTAAGTTTCATAGTATCAGAATTATTAGTCCCCACTGGAGGAGGGTCTGTTTTTTTCTTTTTTCTCTTACCCTGCTCCATTGATTTTTTTACTCTTTCTCGTCTTTCTTCTTCTTTTGTTTTTTGTTTTTTTCTAGGAAGAAATATTTCATTAGATTCAAACATCTTTACTATATTTCTAGGTAATGTTTGTTCAGCAATACTTTGAAAAGCTTGTTTATTTAATGTTAAATTTTTAGGAATAGTCCAAGGATTTCCTGCCAAAACAAGTGCATATTCTATCTCCCCTAGCTTATCTTGATATGGTTCTACAAGACTTTTGTGTATATTTGGGTCTTTAAGTTTTTCTTTTATAAATTGTGCTCTGACATTTAAAGTTCTCACTAATCCTATTAATTGCCCTGCTGCTTTGTCAGGGTTAGTAAACCATGCATCAGCGTCAGGAACTTGCAGTAAAGAAAATCTTATAGCTGACTTCCCCATTCTTTCACCGAAAGTATTTACTTGAACCACAGCGTTTCTAAGTCCCTGCATCCTTGCTCTATATTCTGCAAATTTTCTTGTTCTTTCATTGGACCAAAATTGAGAAAGTATAGGAAAGCTATCAATCTTATCTTGAATTTTTCCAATTCCCCCAAATATAGAATTTCTAGTAATTAAAGACGATACATCGTTTGTGTCTTGCATAGGTTGTGAGGCTTTAGGCCCAAAAACTCGGTTTCTATATCTTTGCCCAAAATTTTTCATAGTTGGTATATAGGAAAAAGTACCCATTTTGGAGATATTATTTATTGTTGAATTTTGGTTTAAGTTACTACCTATTCCGTATCTTATCCTGTCTTTTCTTTCTTTTTCCCTTGTAAGATTAATAAACTTTGCCATTTCAGGATTTGTTTTTCCATTTTTTAAATAACTAGGGATACCCTTTTGATTTCCAAAGACTTCTATATCTATATCAGTGAAAGCTTTTTTTTCACCTAAATTTACTGGCAATTGATTTACTTTTTTGTTTGAGAGTGTATTGTTGCCAAGAGGAGCAGAGGGAATATTTATATTTCCGACAGGAGATATAGGACTCCCATGTTCATTTTTCAATTTATCAATTGTTATAATCTTTCCAGTAAGTGGATCAACTTGCCATTTGTATCTTTTATTTACAAAATCTAGTGCTTCTGTTTTTGTAACACCATACTGGTCTATAATATTTTGCACCAATGTGTTTTTTTCTGCTGTTGCTAATGCTCCCTTTCTAGTCAACATAGCCAAAGAAGATGGGTGAAATTTTCCTAATTCATAAAGTGCTTTTGGGGATTGATTTGTCATAGTAGACAATGGAGTAACTTTTACTACTTCAGGAACAACATTTCCTTGATCATCTGTTCTGGGAGGTGTATATCCTGACAAATACTGAAGCGTCTTTTCCTTTCCTAATTTTTCATTATTTTCTTGTATTAATTTTTCTCGTTTCAGTTTGTTACTAGCTAGAGTGCTTTGCAAAGTCATTAATTTAAAAGTATTTGCTAAATCATTTTTTCTTTGTAATTCTCTTTGTGCTAACCCTTTTTCCACACCCTTCAACGCACCTGCTACCCAAGGAGATACCATAATTTTCTCCTCCTATCCTTGTTCGTCTTCAATGTAATCAATCTCAATAATTTCAGGCTTAAATCCTGCGAGTGTCTTCCATTCTCTAGGAAGAAGTTCTTTCATTTCTTCCCTTTCAAACTCTAATTCTTTGATTCTTTTATTCATACTCCATTCACTTTCTGTTCTATTCATTTCTTTCATATCATTGATAGATTTATTTAGAGTATATACTTCTCCAATTCTTGGATTATCTATGAAATACCTATTAGAAATTTCTGCTATTTTATCTTCAGCTTGTTCTCTAGGCATTTGTCCTTTTAAACCAGCCATGAATATAGGTTTTAATTCTGGAATAAGTTCACTATACACTTGCTGTTTTCCTAACCATTTCTGACTTGTGTTCTGAATGTCAGGGTCAGGGTTGGTGTAATCAATACCAGCTTCTCTAGCAAAGTCTTGTCCACGTTCAGACATAGATTTTTCACTGTTAGCAGTTATTACAGACCTTCTAGGGTCTTCTGAATATATTTTATCCATTCCTGTAATTTGATCTGTCATTCTCCAATTATTGTTAGCTTCTTCAAGAACAGGGGAAGTTCTTTTATTTCCAGCCATCCACAATTCACCACCGATCAAATTATATCGAGCACTACCTGCTCTATTTCTAGTTTCCTCTGCCTCTGCTTGTGCTCTAGCTTTTCTGTTACTTGCAATACCAGCACCTATTAAAGCCATTGGAGCACCTACTGCTGTAGCTGCCAAAGGAGATATTGATGCTCCTGCAAAGCTAGGCATTTGTCCTTTCAATAAACTACTTGCTATATTTCCTATTCCAACCTTACCAGCACCCATAATTTGAGGGCCAACGAAAGATAATGGATTAGAAGCAACACCCTTAACTCCTTCAGGGTTTAATGCAGATGCTATCGCTAACGAACCTAGCGTAGATTTGAATGGAATTTCATCTATTGCTTTTCCTACATCACTAAATATATTAGTTCCCTCTGTTTCCATAATAGGAGTATCTTTAGATATAATAGAACTGTCAATATTTCTATTGGGGTCTATTCTACTTAATTGTTCTTTAGTGAAAGAATCGACAGGAGTTGGAACTTTCATTCCTAGATTGTTCAAGTTACCCAAACTTGCCACCTTTAACCCATCTGTACTAGTAGAATCAAAGGTATCTCCAAAAGGTTCATAATCAGGACCCTGAAACGCTTCTTGAAGTGTAAAAATATCACTTTCGTCAAAATCAGGACCCCCAAACGCTGCTTGAAGTTCAGGTATTTCACTCTCTGTTATTCCTAAACTAAGCAAACCTTCAGCATCATCATATTGATAAGGAGCACTTCCTGCAACACTAGGGATAACCGATTCTTTCCATTCTTCTGGAATCGGAAGGTCTTTATCTAACCCAAATAATTTGCCAAGACCTAAAGAAGACGCTAGTTTTTGAACTAAGCCACCTTGTTGAGAGGCTCCTGTTCCAAGTCCTTTTCCACCAGTTACCGAAGCAAGAAGTGCTTGTTCCAATGGGCTAGTCTGTTTTCCAAACAATAACTCGGAAATAGGATTTCTACCTGTCAACGTACTTAATATTCCTGTGCCAGCAGCTTGTGCTAATAAATCATCTCTTGCTTTTTGTTGTTCAGAATATGCCACATCTTTTTCAAATCTTCTTCGAGACTCTTGTGCTCTCTGTGTGCCACGTTGTTGTGCTAAGTCTCCCATCGCTATTTGTGCTTTCAATGGGTCTATCTCAGCAAGAGTTTTTGCTTTATCTATAGCAATCTGTCTTTGTAAAGCTGCCTGTCCAATATCTTCTAGCTGTAACCCTGATCCATAAAGACCACGCCTAGCCATTGGTTGTGCTGCTTGTCTTATAGCTTCTGGAATACCTGATTCCAACTCACTTACTTCTCTTTGTCTTTGCCTTCTAATAGCATCTGATAATTGTCCATACGCTTCTGGAACATAAGACATCCATTCATCACCAGCCCTATCTTCGTACTGAGGTACTCTAGTAGGAGTTACCCCTGTAGAAGCAGCAGTCATCGCTGCCTGTTCTAAATTGTTTATAGCCATTATTTTCCCCTATGCAACTAAATTGTATCTCGGAAGTTCATTCTTCCATACACCACTCATCGTAGCGTTCATCACTTCAATTCCTTTAGTTTCCTCTAGTAGAACACCTTCTACCTTATAAAAATTCTTATCGCCTTTATTATGACAACGAACAACCGACAATCCTTTATCCCTTAACTCATCTGCTATCCCTACAATCGCTGTTCGGTACATCATTCCTGTGATATACCAAAGCTGTTTGCCATTGTGATAACTGATAGGTTGCTTGTTAATCGCTTCTTCGTGATCAAAATCTTTCAGTACATATTTGCCATCAACGTAGTCATACTGATCTACTCGATACTTACCACCAGTGAAGGTTTGGTCTAACCCTGTTAAGATAATCGGATTGCAACCCATATAGGCTGCTAACCGAATAGCGTTAGGGCCTACCGAACCACTAGTGGGAATACCTACATAGTCTCGGTACATATACCACATATACTTTTTGAACCATGCTTCCTCTGGATCAAAAGCACTGAACCCATATACCTTCCCTTTCGTTTTCCAGAACTCTACCATCTCAGGCAAAACAAAAGTTGCACATATCAATGTAACGTCATCTATGGGAAGGTTTCCTATTCTCTCTGGTTTATATTGACCATCGAAAATATGTACATAGTCTGGTTTAATACCATTCTTCATCAATAGACTCATAGAACTATTGGTACTGATAACCAACCCATCGAAGTTCTTTATATGAGGTATTGTATCTTCAAGGCTAGGTCCTGATCCTGTAATCAATGCAGGTTTGTTTTTATGTGCCATGAACAAGTTAGCAAAGTTTTCTTCTTCGCCTAACAGTTTACTTCCATAGTTAGTTGCAGTATTAGATACCCATTTGTGTAACCAACCTTGCATTATCTTTTCGTTCCTAGCTTTTAACTGTTCCTTCTTCAAAAGTCCTGCATTATCCATATACACCTCTAGGGCGGTTAATCGTGATTTTTGTCTCTAAGTTGATCAACCAAGATACCATGTATCTTTCCTACCTTATCTGCTATAGACCTCTGTCTCATATCCATACTCTCTACCATCTTCTCGTTGGTATGAACACGCACCTCTAATTTCTTTCCTTCTGGTAAAGGATAAGCATACAGTTGCAATACGATATATAACCCACCTATCAATGCTAAAAATGCACTGACACCTACCCCTAAGTAACTCATTACAATCCTATCTTATATATAACAATGCCGACAATAATACCGACAATGACTGTTACCAAACTACATATACATGGAAATTTACATTTACAGTTCATAAATTATATCCTTATGGTTTTGGAAAATCGCTTCTTACTTTATTATAATTCTCCACATACGCATCCCATTTATCAGTTTTATCTAAAATTTCTTTCTCGGTATATGCTTCGATAAACTCACTAAATAAAGGGTATGCTTTTTCTCTATTTCTTTTATATTCTTCGTTAGTATATTGAGACTCTAACTCTGCTTTTTTATTTAATATCTGTTGGTTGGTAATGTTGTTTGGGTTTCCATCTTCCCATGTTAACTTTTCTATTTCTTCCCCTTGCATAGTTACTACTGCATTGGGGTCTAAAGCTATAATTGCATCAATAATATCTATCATATCTATGCTCCAATTTCCGTTAGAACCAAACTACCTGTACCTCTAGTTATCAATTTTGCAGTACCTGCTGCTGTTTTTATTCTCACCGTATAAGTAACTGCTCCAGAAGTATTTGGTGTATCTTTCATAATGCCTGAAGTAGGAAGGTGTAAATCAAAATTACCAGATGCACCACCAAGTTCTGCATATTCGCCAGAGAAATTATGAATATCCGTAGTACCTCTCTCTAGCCCAATATCAGACCATTCTCCCCTAGTGCCACCAAGGTTGAACGTAGCATTGTATTGCACTATAATTACAGAAGAAGAAGACGCAGGCGTGATAGCCAATGTTAGGTTGGTATCGACATACGAACTTGAGGTCGTGGTTGTCTGCGAAGAACTTGTCATACTCGCAACCTGAAGAACCTTTCCTAATCCTCTACCACCTACTACTAAATCTCCCAATGTAGCTGTAGCACTTACTACAAGAGAAAGCATGGTTGATGTTGCAGAAACTAATAACGAATTAGTTATCGCTGTACCACTATTAATAATATTTCCTAGTGTACAAGTTCCACTTACTGTTAAGTTTGGTAAGGTAACGGTATTACTTACTTTCAAATCACCAACTGTCGCTGTTCCACTTACTACGATTGTTTTCAAAGTAGATGTAGCGGATACGACTAAAGTATTTAATGTGGCTGTTGCTGATACAACCATTGTATTGATTGTGGCAGTAGCACTCACAACTAATGAATTAGATGTAGTGGTTGCAGATATCAATAACGAATTACCTGTTATTGTTCCACTAGACTTTACACCACCAACTGTGGCAGTACCACTCACTACAATCTTAGATAAGGTAACTGTATTTGATACCTTTAAGTCTCCTATCGTTGCAGTACCACTACATACAATTGATTTTAAAGTTGCTGTACCACTCGCTATAATGTTACCAAGTGTTGCTGTTCCTGATACCACTAAGTTCGGTATAGTAACTGTGTTAGATACTTTTAAATCTCCGACAGTGGCTGTGCCACTACATACCAGACCACTTATTGTAGCAGTTCCTGATACGACTAATGTACCTAGCGTAGCCAATGCACCTAATGTCGCAGTACCTGACACTTTAAGATTGCCGACAGTAGCACTAGCTATGACAGTCATTTTGCCTATCTCGGCAACTCCGCCACTAGCGGTGATAGTTACTGTAGCAGAACTACCTACAGCAATCGTTTGTGTTGTGGTTCCCAATGTAATTGTAGAAGACAAAGACATAAGCACATTTGTAGAGAATGACGCTGTTGTTGCAGAGGCAAGATCAAGTTTAGCTGCCTTAATTCCTGCCGAAGAATTTATGTTGTCGTTGTCTATGTTCCCATTAACGAGAGTATATAAAGTAGTCTCGTTATCTGTAACTTCGGCTGGTTGAATAACATCACCAGCAGTGTAAGTGTAAGGGCGAGAAACTGTTCCCATAATAACTCCTAACTTGATCCAATAACTAAATAATTAAATGCCACTGTTGCACTTGTTGTATAAGTGAAAGATGCAGTAGCTTTTGTAACTGTCGCACTTCCTGTTTCTGCTAAGGGAGTGATGTTAATAATATAATCTGCCGACTTTATTTTTGATAATGACACACCTGTATTCGAGGTAGCCGAACCCCACTCCATATTTGTATCTAAGAAATGATAGATACCCATGACATTATCGTGCAAAACTCTTGGTGCAAATTGGTCGTTTAAGTCTTGTATAAACAATGGTTTACGAAGTTTTTTAGATGGCATTATTCAAATCGCCTCAATCCTGGTAGAACTTGGAATCTCAATACCCAAGTATCAATTCGCCATGCAGGGTCTTTACTCGAATCAGAAAACTTAATAGAGAGTGCTTCACTTCGGTTTGATAAAGATAATCTTTTTATTACTGATATCGCTGCTCCCCATAAATCTTCTCCCCATTTAGATACTCCCCAATAAGAAGCAAACCCTCCTGTAGATAGAGCAACAGTATCTGCGGTTATGAAACTACCAGCCCAATTCTCTGCGGTAGATATCGTTACTGTTCCACTAGAAGTCTGACCAACGACAGGAATAATTTCTCTCCATCTCTTAGTTACGTCAGGCATATTCGCATGGAATGGACCTGTTTGATATCGAGAAGCAATAGCGTTTCCATCATTGGCATCAGCAGAAGAATCTCCATCTGCATCGCCTGTTTCTAGTTTGCATATATGACCATCGTAATCTCCTGCATACAATACTTCTTGATCATCTTCTATAGCGACACCTAAGTAAGAAAAGTTTCTATCATACTTATCTACAGTCCAAGCACCTATAGGTTGTCCTGTCTTAGGGTCTGGTGTTCTTAAATCGTAATGATAATTCAATATAATGCTATTTTGTGTTTTATTTTTCTCTGCCACCAAGAAACTTACTCTGGATTGAGAAGCTATATTCACGCCTTGTATGTTATCGAACTTTGCTAAATTAATATTAAAGAAATCACTTGTATTAGCGAGAGGTCTTTCTATTCGATTAGATATAATGCGTGTATTAACACCATCAAACTCATAGAAGTTTTCTCTCCAAGGCCAGACTATTAAGTTTCTATTTGCTACGTTGACTATACTTCTTTGATTCGTAGCCCCTACAGAAAGCCTAACTGCATCCATTCGGATATCATCCCTATCGTGGCCTGATACACGATACATTCTATCTGTGGTAAAGATAAATAAGTCATCATATAACGTAGTCGCTCCCACAGTTTGTCTATCTGTAGGAAATCGATCAGAATTTCTCCACTGTGTAGAATCACCCTGATGTGATATTTCAAAGTTACTTCCCCTCGCTGGTATCTTTAAAGCAACAGCGTGTCTGTTCCAGTCACTTACCACTTCTGCCAAAGGTGCAGTCGCTGTGTTTAAATCAGTACAGGCGGTAGCGGAACCATCCCATTGTAATATGTTAGAGCCACCATCAGACGCAATCATTAATATATCGTTAGATACAGCGAAAGTTACATCTCCACCAGACCAAGTTCCTGAAGGTGTAATGGAAGTGAACGTATTTGTTCCAGCATCTTTTTTATATATTTTGTTTGCAACGCTTCCACTATTTACGCATACAATTAAGTCTGAGTTTCCAGTGAAACGTAAGTAGTTAAAGATACCAGTAATCGTTCCAGAACCAACGAGACTAGCTGTATTGACAACGTAATATCCTTTTCTTTTTCGTATTCCACCTGTGGGAATTAAACGAACATTATGGATATCTAACGCTTCATGTTCTTTCACAGACGTTATCTGCGTGGAATCATTGATACCACCAACATTCTTTCCAAACTCCACTCTTTGCATTTGGAGGTTGTTAGCCATAAATATATCCCTTTATTTCTTTGCACCCTTTCACTACTTCTTCAAAGGTGTCGTAATCAATCGCTTGTTCTGCATCGGAAACAGACTCATCAGGGTTAGGGTGCACTTCACATAACACACCATCAGCACCTGCTGCCACTCCTGCTCTGGCAAGTCTAGGAACTAACTTTCTGTCTCCACTTCCATGAGAAGGATCAGCTACTATTTTCAATGCAGTATATTCTTTTATCATCGCAATAAACGAAGCAGAGAAACTCCACCTACAATGATCTTCAAAACTAACGATTCCTCTTTCGCATATTGCTACATCTTCTGCTCCATGTTGAAGCAAATACTCTATAGCCCCAAGCGTTTCATCGACTGTCATCCATGAACCACGTTTTAATAATACTTTCTTTCCATAAGAAGCTATCGCTTTCAACAACGGATAATGTTGTGCATGACGCATACCTATTTGTATCCAATCTGCATCAGTAACGTATTGCATATCTGGTGCATCCATCACTTCCACTATCCAAGGAAGTTTGTTTCCATCTGCTGCTGTTGAAAGAGATAGTGATTTATCTGCTACAAATCCACTATTCTCTGGAGGGTATGTTCCATATACATAACAACCACCTCGTAGCATGGTTGCTCCTGCTTTCTTAACCACACACGCTATGGCATATATCTGTTCCAAATTCTCTACGGAACATGGCCCTGCAATAAACTCTAACTCTGGTGCTTCTTTTGCTTGGTAGGAACGTACTAAAGGGTATTTCGCATCAGGTCCGAATAGCTTCGCTAACCTGGACATGACATACTTCCTTCATGTCGTTCATAATTGTAAATGGGTTTCTCTGTTTTCACTAATCCCCATTTTGATGTAGCAGTTCCAAAAACTTCATTAGATATTTTGCGAACAATAGACTCTCCATCATTGATAGGTTCTTCTTCGTTATATCCACAAACTTCTTGCAATAGACTTGTCTGTATCGCTAACCCTGCTCCCATTACTTTATCAGGATTATCTTCATCCCAATGTCCTTGCACTCCTATAATAGGTTTATCAGAGTGTTGCTCTATCGTATTTACAAAGTGCCACAAAGCGTTTGATTCAAGGTAATCA